GAATTTCCAGAGCCTCCTGCAATAAACGAAAAATAACTTGTACAATCAATACAGTTAGCATTTAATGATTGATTTCCAACAACTGTCAAATCGCAATTTGTTGAGCATCCAGAAACTTTTATTAAGCTTCCAGTTTCACTTTTGAGTACATAAGTTGAATTTGCAGTGCTAGTAGTAACATAACTACTTAAATCACTTGTAGTTGCTAAATTTGAAGCGCCTAAAACTTGACCTCCATTTACGCATAAATTATTTACATACGTGGTATTAGAAGAAGAAGCAGTTATATTGCATCCCAAAACAACAGCATAATTTACAAGATTAATTAAATTGCAGCGCCCGACCGCAAATGAACCACATGAAGAGCAAATTCTATTACCTTCTCCAAATGTTGCAGAACAGCATGAATTACATATTAAGTTAGAAAGTCCCCCTAAAATAGCTGAATAACCTACGGCGCAACCACAATTGCTTGAGCCTCCTAATATAGTTGAATACGAAGCAGTAGATAAAGTTCCATTAGCTGTAGAAAAGATTGAATCATAAGTACCACACGAAATTAAAGAATTTGCGCCTCCTAAAATAACATTTCTCGAAAGAGAAGTGCATATAGTATTTTGATCTCCATTAATTATTGCATTGACTTCGCCCAATACTCCATTTGATCCAGGCAATATGGAGTTAGTGCGTCCATTTATTATTGAATTAAAACAACATCCATTTATTGAATTTCCACAACCATTCAATATAAAAGTGTAAGTTTGGGGGGAAGCGCAAACCAAATGTGTTGAAATTTGAGGGCACGATGTTGTTACAAAACTTCCCGTTTGACCCGTATTTACGAAACAAACGCGAGCGTATCCAGTGGTTTCGAATGCTCCAGTTTCACTTTTGGGAGTGTAAGTCGAACTTGCCGCGCTAGTCGTGAGATAATTGGAAAGCGACGACGCAGCAGCGAATTGACCAGTTTGACCCGTAGTCACAAAACATCGGCGAGCGTATCCAGTAGTTTCGTAAGTCGAACTTGCCGCGCTAGTCGTGAGGTAGCTGGAAAGAGCCGCATTTGTGGCGTAAGTCGAACTTGCCGCGCTAGTCGTGAGGTAGCTGGAAAGAGCCGCATTTGTGGCGTAAGTCGAACTTGCTGCGCTGGTCGTGAGGTAGCTGGAAAGCGATGATGCAGCGGCGAATTGACCCGTCTGTCCAGTGCAAACATATGTTTGTCCAGTCGTCCAAGCTGTTCCGTCCCAGCGTACTGCTGAATTTGCGGAAGTTCCATTTGGAAGGGTGGTTCCGCCACCTCCAGCTACAGTTCCAGCGACCCAATTTGTGCCATCATAGCATAGCACGCAATTTGCAGCTACGGAACTTGGACATTTAATAAAATTTAAACTTCCCGTTTGACCCGTATTTACGAAACAAACGCGAGCGTATCCAGTGGTTTCGAATGCTCCAGTTTCGCCTGTAGCTACATAAGTTTGACCAGCTACCCAAGCACTTCCATTCCAACATAAAGCTGAATTTGCGGAAGTTCCATTTGGAAGCAATGTTCCTCCCCCACCGCCCCCACCAGCCGCAGTTCCAAGATCCCAAGAAACGCCATTCCAACAGATCACGCATCCTAAAATTGGATTGCTTGGACACTTAACATAATCAAGATTTCCTGTTTGACTCTTGGTAACAAATTCGCCCGTACCTGCGGCGGCAGCGAAATCTCCCGTTTGACTCTTGGTAACAAATTCGCCCGTACCTGCGGCGGCAGCGAAATCTCCCGTTTGACTCTTAGTTACGAAATTTCCCGTACCTGCGGCGGCAGCGAAATCTCCCGTTTGACTCTTAGTTACGAAATTTCCCGTACCTGCGGCGGCAGCGAAGTCTCCCGTTTGACTCTTAGTTACGAAATTTCCCGTACCTGCGGCGGCAGCGAAGTCTCCCGTTTGACTTTTCTGAACGTAACTAGATAAATCTATTGATCCTCCACCGCCTGCAATCCCAGCTCTCCAACATCCTCCGCTCCAACATAAAACTGTACCGTCAGTTGCGTCATTTTGTTGTAATGCAGTTAAAGGAATATTTAATGGATTAATTGTCGCAAAAACTCCCGTTTGCCCTGTGGAAACATACGTTTGTCCAGTTGTCCATTGTGCTCCATCCCAACATAAAGATGAATTTTCTAAAGAGCCGTTTGGCAGCGAACTTCCGCCTCCACCTCCACCAATTACAGTCCCAGCCACCCAATTTGCCCCATCGTAACAAAGTATGCAATTTGCAGCTACGGAACTTGGAGATTTAATATAATTCAAAGATCCTGTTTGACTAGTAGTAACAAAAATTCCTGTTTGACCTGTATTTACAAAACAAGTGCGGGCATATCCAGAACTTTCAAATTCACCAGTTTGAAAACAAGTAACAAAACTACCAGTGCTTCCCGTAGATACAAATAAGTCATATAAAATTCCAGTTTCTAAATCAGAAACCAAGCTATTAATTGGACATGAAATAAATTTACTTCCATCCCAAACAGGAAAATCGCCAATATTAGCTCCGCTAAATTTAATTTTATTCATTCCAAATCCAACTCCATCTGTTAAAACAGATGTCAATCCACCAGTTGAATTTGTAAAATAAATTGTTTGATCAGCGAGCTGCACATAAATCTCTCCTTGACAAAGAGTTGCAACATGCGGTACTCTATTTGGAATTAATGTTCTTCTCTGTAAGAAGCGAAAGGGTGTCGTTGCCATGATATTTAAGATTTATTACACGAATTTTATGAACAAGCGCACAGTATAGAAATCAAATAGCCAGACAAAGCTTGCAATTGATCTTCTATGGTAGCTGCAACCCAATCATTTCCATCCCAACATAAAGTATATCCAATTCCAGGTCCAACGGGGCGACATATTACATTGCTAAGGTCCGCTGAAGCTGCAGTTGCTGCGATCCAAGCGCTTCCATCGTAGCACAAAACACAACCCTCGGCTGCTGAAGACGGACAACATATTACACTGCTAAAATCTGGAGAATCTGCGACTGCCGCAATCCAATTGACTCCATCATAGCATAAAATATTCCCAATTGCAGGTGAAGATGGACTCTTTAGATAATCAGAACTTGTGGACCAAGAACTTCCATCCCAACATAAAATATCCCCAATTGCGGGCGAAGACGGACGACATATTACATTGCTAAGGTCCGCTGAAGCTGCAGTTGCTGCAATCCAAGCGCTTCCATCATAACATAAAACATCCCCTTCTAAAGGAGAAATGGGACGATATATTAATTCAGAAAAATCCGCTGCAGGCGGAGTGGCTGCACTCCAATTGGTTCCATCAAACATTAAAAAACAGCCATAATCGGGCGCTGCAGGACAAGGTATTACAGTACCAAGGTTTTCGACTGCATTGCTTGGATTCCAACTATACCCATCCCAGCGTAAAACGGCATTTGGAAAAAGAGAAGTGATTTGCGGACAAGATATATAGGTAGAACAAGCAGCTTGACAACACGCAATCCAATTAGTGCCGTCATACGTTAAAATGTCACCTGCGGCGGGCCCAGGTGGGCAGCATATTACAGCGCTAAGATCTGCCGAAGCTGCAGATGCTGCAACCCACGTAGACCCATCAAAACATAAAACGTAGCCTGCAGTGGGCGAAGATGGACAAGGAATTACAGTGCTAAGATCTGCCGAGGCTGCCGAGGCTGCGGTCCACGTGGACCCATCAAAACATAAAACATTACCAGCACTAGCTGCAAGTGGACAAGGAATTACAGTGCTAAGATCCGCCGAAGCTGCAATTGCCGCAGTCCACGTAGACCCATCAAAACATAAAACGTAGCCTACAGTGGGCGAAGGTGGACAGGGAATTAAAGTGCCACAATCAATACTACCTGCACCCCATGTAGTACCATCAAAACATAAAACGCAACCTGCAGAAATGCCACCTACAGCACTCGGAACAATAAGAAAACTGGAAGTGTTGCCAATCTCCCAATATCCCGCTGCATTCCATACTAGAAAATCTCCTTGAGCACTCGGCGCAGAAGAATTAATCCAATTGCAGTAAGTAGTCGTATCGTAATATAAAACAGATCCGTTTGAGGGACACACTGGCGAAGTTATAAAATCCGAACTGTTTTTAATTGTCCAATTACTTAATGCAGCGTTCCAAGTATAAAATTCTCCATCGGAAGTTGGAGTTGTAGAAGCAAGCCAAGCACAAGCAGATGCGTCATAAAAAAGAAACGACCCATAACTTGGTGAACTTGGAGATGGAATGCCTACAAGAGCCCCCGTGTTTGCCACTTTCCAACAACTTGAACAAGCTTCCCAAACTAAAATGTCTCCTTCTGCGCTGACAGGTGGAGTAGTATCCCAATAACGATTAGAGGGATCTAAAGAATCGACATTAAGAGTTAAAAAAGATCCAACTGAGTCATCACAAAACAGTTTTAAATCCAAAAAATCACCCGTACCACAGATTTCATTTGCACAAAGTTTACCTTCTACTATTAAATCGCATTTAACTTCTAAATTATTTGTAAAAGTTGTATTATTTGCATCTCCAACAATTCCACAACCTAAAATTATAACATCTTCAAGCAAATTACTACAAAGAGAAGAGTTTCTGCCCAACACAGAATTACAATTCATCATACAAATTACTCCGCAAGAACAAATATCTCCATAAACGCAAACATTATTACAAGCTACTAAATTATTTACGTAAGTGCTATTACAAGTATCTGCAGTAATTCCACAGCCCAAAATAAAAACATTTTGTAAATTCAAAGTGCAATTGCAAAATCCAAATAGAAAATTACCAATTCCATTGTTAATAGTATTGCAACAACCAAACGCATAAGAATAAGAAGAAGCGCTTATATTAGTGTAAGAACTACTTAAAACAGCGGTATAATTAGCGGTATTAAATAAAGAATTATCAGAAGATAATAAAATTCCATTTGATGAATTAGGAATATTATTTGATCCAGTACCTCCGCCATGCAAATTATTAGCCCCATCAGAAATTAAAACATTTGTACTTCCATAAGCTAAAGCATAATTCATTGATGCTGGAGTTAAAAAATAACAACTTGTATTTTGATTAAAACAATAAATTAAAGTATAAAATTCTGCTGGAGTAGAAGTTACGTCAAAAATTGGATAATTACTTGCTAACGCAAAAACTCCTGTTTGGCCCGTTTGAACGTATGCAGATAAATCAACTCCTTCTCCTCCAGCAGCTGTCCCAGCTCTCCAGCAACCTCCGCTCCAGCATAAAATTGAACCGTCGATAGCAGAGTTCTGAGCTAGGGCTTTTAATGGTATAGATAAATCGCCAGTGGTGGCAAAAATACCCGTCTGACTCTTAGTCACGAAATTGCCCGTACCTGCGGCGCTGGCGAAATCTCCCGTTTGACCCGTGGTGACAAAATTACCTGTACCTGCGGCGCTGGCGAAATCTCCCGTTTGACCCGTGGTGACAAAATTACCTGTACCTGCGGCGCTGGCGAAATCTCCCGTTTGACTCTTAGTCACGAAATTGCCCGTACCTGCGGCGCTGGCGAAATCTCCCGTTTGACCCGTGGTGACAAAATTACCTGTACCTGCGGCGCTGGCGAAATCTCCCGTCTGACTCTTAGTCACGAAATTGCCCGTACCTGCGGCGCTGGCGAAATCTCCCGTTTGACTCTTAGTCACGAAATTGCCCGTACCTGCGGCGCTGGCGAAATCTCCCGTTTGACTCTTAGTCACGAAATTGCCCGTTTGTCCAGTTTGGACGTAATTAGATAAATCTAAATTTCCTGCAGCAACTGTTCCAGCTCTCCAACACCCACCGCTCCAGCAAAGCACCGAACCTTCTACTGCTGATTCCTGTTTTAAAACATTTAAAGGTACGCTTGAAATACCAGTGGTTGCAAACATTCCAGTTTGCCCAGTATTTACGAAACAAGTGCGAGAATACCCAGAACTTTCAAATTGACCAGTTTGTCCAGTTTGCAAATAAGCGGATAAATCTATATTGCCTCCACCTGCTATGCCCGCTCTCCAACACCCACCGCTCCAGCAAAGAACTGCTCCATCTGTAGCTGAATCTTGGCGTAGAGCCGTTAGAGGTATTGACAAATAACCAGTAGTCGCAAACATTCCAGTATTGGAGCATAATACATACTGATTAAGTTGAGAGCAAACTACAAAATTTCCTGTATTAAAGGAAAAACTGCCAGTTGAAAAATTTACAAATTGACTTCCATTCCACAATGGCAAATCACCACTTGCAGCTCCAGAAAATTTAATTTTATTTATTCCAAAGCATTGACCGTCTGTCAAAACAGATACAAGTCCACCAGTTGAATCAACAAAATAAATTGTTTTATCAGCTAATTGAAGATAAAGTTCTCCTCTGCAAAGAGCATCTACAGCAGGGACTCTTCCAACAGTTGAAGTTCTTCTTTGTAAGAAACGAAGGGATATATTTGACATGGTGGCTATACTTCATTTACACATAATGAAATATAGACTTTTAAAAAAAATTAATCTTCTCCACCATCAATTAAACCTTCATTTTGATTACCATCTTGACCACCATCCAAAACTTCACCATTTGCTAAAATTTGATCTTCTTCCGTTTCGAGAGCTTCATCCGCTCCACCATCAAAAATTTGATCGTCACTACCACTTCCAAATTGCACGCCAGCATCAGCAGATTCACCAATGCTTCCAGCTTCAATTCCTCCAACTTGAAGAGGCTTCGATGAAAAAATATTATACTTAGCTACCAGATTATCCATGCGGCTTTTAGAATCTTTTGCTAAATCTCTATAAACTTTACTTACTTCGTTTCTGTTTACAAAACTAATTGAGTTATCTCCGTCAGAAACTTGCAAAATATTATCTCCAGCATTTGTAGTTGCCGTAATTCCTCGAAGAACATTTCTTGCTTGTTTATTGTAGTAATTATATAAATACAATTCTTTATAAATAGCCTCTGCTTCAATACCCATATTGGGATCTTCTCCAGCAAAAGAAGTATTAATTAAGGTATTTAGCAACCCTAAATTTTCTTTTAGCCAATTAAAAATATGATCAAAAGAAACTGCTCCCGCGTCAGAATCAAATTCTACATCAAAAATAGATTGAGCTAATTCACCTATTTGGCTCATTAGATTTCTCCTAAAATTTTAATTGTTTTTTTATGTTTTGGATTTTTGGGATCAAGCTTTAATTGATGAGTTGGTTGAGGTAACAAATTTCTTCTTGCGTTTTTTGTATACGCCTTAAACTCTTTAATTAAAGATGACTTTAATCTTCCGCGATCTAAAAACGGATTAAGGCCAACCCTTTGAGCGATTCTTTGCAAATCAATTTGAGTTGCGCCTTTTAAATTTTCTTCGAACACTTCTAATTCGTAGGTTCCAAATGGACTAATTTTATTTACGCCAAGCATTTCTTCTAAATTTTTTTGGTTTTTAATAAATTCTTTGCCATTGGATTGTTCTAAATCATTTAAATCTCTCATACATATATTATAAAAAAAATGGCCGCTCTTTAAAGGAGCGGCCAAATTTTAAATCTATTAATTCAATTAAGCGCGAGCTACAATTTTACCAAACAAAGCGCGGTTATCAAGAACCATGCGACCTTCTTCCAAAGATCCAAAATAACCGATTTTGTTTTGACGGATGCTGTACTGATCATCAGCAATTAAACTGAATTCGCTACCATTTTCAGAGTCAACTGCGATTGCTCTCACTAATGATTCGCGACTGCGATTAATTCCAAGCAACAATTCATCAGTAGCAGCAAAAGCTGCCCCTCCACTACCATCAGCTTTTGCATACGAAGTAGATCCAGCAACAGTATCAAAGATTGTGTTAAATTTACCGTTAACACCAAATTCATTAAAGATCAAGAGATTAACTCCATAAAACGAAGGAACTCCAGCTCCATTGAACAATCCAAGGCGAACTGATTCGGGAGCAGCGATACCATTATCGCTACCGTTGGTTGAGGTAGTGGCAGAACCTTTAGTATTAATTGGGTTATAAGCCATTGCGCGAAGCTCTTCTTCAATTTCTGGGGAAATAAGCAAATCAGTAATTCCCATTCCAGAAACTCCATTTGCTGGAGTGTGCCCAGTAAAAGAAGTAAGCACCCTGCGAGAAAGAGTCAACAATTCATTAAGATCTTGAAGCAGGAAGCGTTTAGCAGCATTGGCTCTTTGAACGTGTGACCTACCATTTGTAGAAGCGTTAGCCAAAGAAGAAAGAATCAAATTACCAGAAGTGCGCTCTTGTTTAAAGAGGATTTCTTGAGCCATGCGAGTGAAGGTTTTGCTAACTACATCCATGCGGCTCTTGGCAGCATAACGCTTATCAAAGCTAAGAGCTGAATCAAGAGTGTAGGTAGTAATCTTCATTTCAGAAGTAGTTGGCAATACTTGGTTTGTTGGAAGACCGCCAGCGACTTGTTGACTATATACTTGAATATAGTCTTCATCAGTGATGTCATAATACAAATCCAATGGAATCGAAGGATTGTCATCAGCATTAAATTGCAATGTGCTGAAAAGATTCGATAAAACTGGAGCGTTATTGATTACTTCTGCTAGAACGGGACCAAGAAATTGAGCCAATGCAACTTGAGCCTCGTAAGCGACATCGCGATTTTTTGAAGCCATCGCTCTTACTAACTCGATCTGTTCTGGAGTTCTTTTTAGTGAGATTTTCATTTTTGTAATTCTTTATTTAAATTTTAAAATTAGGCGTTAAGTCTGATTACTGCATAATTGCCAGAAAGTCTATCTGCAATTGTTGCGCCATTAGATCCTCTAGAACCTGTTGCGAGAACAGTTCCAATTCCAGATACATCACTAAGCGCAGCGCCAGTAATTTTTCCAGCGTTAGCGGACAGCTTGAATTTAGATCCAACTGTCAATGTGCCATCGTAAGCCCTAGAAGTGACAGTAAATACTCCCCTCGTTGCTACTGGAACAGCTTGTCCAGGTAGTAGCACTTGATTCTCAGCGGCTTTTTGAGGATAATAAAGAAGTTTCTCTCCATTTTCGTCATACTTAGCAGTTTCCCACAAAGTGATGCCGAGAGCTACGTCTCCAGCAGAAGCGGGACCAACTTTCAAAGTAACTTTGGGGTATTGATTTGATCCAACGAATGGATAATCAGTCTTACCCAAGTAAGAGTAATTGCCATATTGAACGGGATCTAAATCCAAATTGCCAGAAACTACTTTGACGAAAACTCCAGCATCACCAGAATGATATCCAGTAATACTTTCTGTTGCGGAAAGTACTGTGTCATCGAGAGCAAACATGTTAATAACATCATGCTCGTTGTATTGTCTAAAGGGTAATAGTCTTTTGCCCATAGTATAATTTAATTAATAGTTAGTTGTTAGGAAATGATAATATTTTCTTTCTTGAAAGCTTGTGCAAATTTTTCATATAGCGATTGCACGGGCTTTGAAGATTCTTGATTGTTATTGGGAACTGGAGGATTTGAAGCTTTTGCTTTATCAAGAATTTGGTCAACAGAATTGTGTGAAGATTTTGAAGTTTTCAATTCCGAAATTCTTTTTTCAACTTCTGCATCAATAGCAGCTTTCATTTCTTTTTCTTTATCTTCTTTTGCTTTTTTATTTTTATTTTTCCACATTACTCCCAATTTACCTTTATAAGCGGCGAAAGCTTCATCGCTTTCTAAAATTTTAATGTCGTCTGCCAAAACACGACGATCTTCGTCATCAAGATCATAAAGCTCGTCTAGCTCTTGCATGCGAGAATTGAAACGAGCTAAAGCTTCGGCGGCTTTCTTTTCATTTTCAAAATCATTGATTCTGTTTAAAGCTTCAGCTAATTGCTTTTGAACTTCTTCCATAGAGGCTCTCAATTCGACTCTTTCTTTCTCTGCGGCCTCTGCTTGATTTTTTGCATCTTCTAATTCTTTTCTATATTCTGCATCTTTTTGTTTAATTGCTTCGGTGAATGTTGCTGTCATATTTGCAGCGGCTTCTTGAGATACTTTTTTTTCCAATAAAGCTTCTCTCACTTCGGAAATAAGATTGTCTAAATTCATGGCACTTTCTTTTTGAGTTTTTACAACGGTATTTTCTGATTGTGAATTTTTTTTAGTAAAAAAATGATTTCCTAATTGCCAAAATTTCGCTTTTGGTTTTTCTTGCATTTCTAAATCTTGTTTTTTATCAACTATAACTCCTTTAACATCAGCAGCTGGCGTTGTTGTGAATCCAATCCCAAGCGGATAAACCTCTCCAACAACTAAACGATAAATTTTTGTACCGTCATCAAGTTTTCCGCTACCTCCATATGATTTTAATTTTCCTTTTAATTCTTTGATAATTTTCTCGTCTGAAATAATTTCCGCCTCATTTAAGTTTTCAGAACCAATTGCTATTTTATATTCATTGAATCCCAATTCCCAACTTGTAGAAATTTTATTATAATATTGACTTTCTGGATCTTCCGAAGACGCTTCCAAAGCATCTGCAAATTCTCTATTAACAAATTTGTAAACCACAGCGCCCAAAGAAATATTGAAAGCGTCGGTATAATTATTAAGATCTTCTGGAACAAGAATTTGACTATCTCCATAACGACTAAATCCAGTTGTTAAAATATGCCCAACAACTTTTTCTTTTTTGTGTTCAATGTTTGTAGGTTTGTGTTTAAAAAGTTTTGAAATTCTAAGAGCAGTATCAGTGTCAATACCATCGTCATTTCTATTAAAGCGATTAACGACAGCAGCATTAAAAGCCACACCGAGTAAATCAATATTTTCATTGAGGTCTATTTCTGAATTTGGAATTAATGAAATTAAATTTTCTAAAGAAGCTTTCGACACACTTTCATCAGAAAAAATTTTTTTTACTTTTAATTCTCCAGCACTAAAAACAGTTTGATATTTATAATTCATATTATTTAACTTTTTCGGAATGGTATAAAATTGCAGATGGATAAGTATTTAATTCGTGTTCTGCAGAAATGTTTAAAATTTCTTGTAGAGTTTGTAGATTTTCTATTTTTTCAATTTCATTTACACAGTTTTGAGCTTCTTTATTCCAATCGTTCATGTCAGAAGCGCAAACAATAGCTTCGCATAAATTATCAACAATTTTATTCTGTTCTTCGTTTAATTTTTTTGTTTTGTATCTTTTTTTAATTTCAATTTCTACACTTTTTCTTAAATCTTCTATTTTTCCAACTACTTCTTGAATATTTTTTCTTGAATACCCCTTTATAGTTTTGGATGGAGCGGTTTTACCAGTTGGACGACCTGGAGATTTGGGGGTTTGGTTTAAACCAGATGCTCCATTAGGCACGGCTCCTGCAGGGGCGGGCGCGGGCGCGGGGGAAGTAGCAGACACCTTGGGAACTGCTGGCGCAATGAGCGGAACACCTCCAACCAAGGGGTTGTAAAATCCTTTCTTTCTATCTTTAACAAACTCTTCTTGCGTGATTCCAATTTCTTCAGAATTCGGAAATTTGCCAGTGTTGAAAACGCCCAATCCTTGTTGAGGAGTTAATATTCCAAGCTCCATCAAGCGAGTTGTAATTCTAAGTAATTCAGTTTGATCTTTTGAATCCATATCAACAAATTTTGCTGTTGGTATGTTTCTAAATCCTAAATCTTGAGAAACTCTCCGAATTTCTCTTTGGAGAAAATCATTTAAAAAAGCTCTTCTAGCTTCATTCAATTTATCCATGAAAATACGGGCCTTTACTTCAGTTGTGTTATATTTTTCAGTGCCAAGCATTATATTTTGCAAGCCCATTCTAATGTCCTCATTCAGCACTGTATATTTTTCTGGCCCAATAATTTTTGAAATATCTGGAATAATAAATTCCGCTTTTGTAGTGTAGTCAGAAACTAAAACCCTGCCAACACTTTCGTTCATGAATAATTGTTGCATTGCAACTAAATTCTGTGGATTAATTCCGCCCTTATCTGGCTCTGCACCCATCGTAATCAAAAGAATAACATTTTCAACCGTCCGAGTGATAGCTTGATCCATTTTTTTCAATTCAAGCTTTGCATTAATATCTTCCAAAACTGGATAACCAAAAGGAATCGCAAATGGTTCGTAATCTTGCTTTTTGTAAAAACTATAACTTAATTTTTCATTATCCAATTTAATTAAAAGACCATTTGTATAATATTGACCTTGTTTAATTTTTTCCCTTACATCTGCGGGCAAACCATTTAACACTTCTTTGTCGTAATCATCTTTAGGATTACGTAATCTTTCCATATCATACTCAGAAAGAATTTTTTCATAAGCTCCAACAGAAAAAGTTGTGCTTCTTTTTGCTACGATATCAAATGGATTCAACAAAATATATTTAATTGGAATTTTATTTGCAGATAAGCTTTCTTCTGCATAAATTTTAGATAAAGTATTGAAATCTTCTAGAGATAAAGTTCCATCTACTCGATAAATAAAAATATTTCCACTCCTATAATATTCTCTAAAGTATTGGTCTTTTAAATCCCATAGTCTAATTTTATTAAACCAACGATAGAAAAAATCACGAGAAGTTTTATTACCTCCCTCAAGATAAATTTCAGAATTTGCAAATTCAGCCATTACATCTATTGAATTTCTAAAAACGGCCACATTGGCGTAAGCTTTTTGACAAAGTTCTATTGCTTCTCGAACATTAACTCCATCAGCAGCATATTCATACGGCAGCATGCCCATTCGAATGCTGCTGAAGCGATTAAATACGCCAGAAAAACTAGACCTGTTGACTCTAGAAGTATTATTTCTCCTATCATGATTAGAGGGTTCTAATCTTTTGTAATTATCTACTGTAATAGATGCGTCTGAAGTATAAAAAGGCTCCCCAGCACTCACTGGGGGAGGAATTGGCGAATTCTGAATATATATTGGATGAGTTTCTGGCTGCGATGCGTCAAATTTTTTCCAATATAAAGATTTTTTTGTATACTTTCTTTTGTCAGACATACTCTATGTTACACTTAAAAGTTAACTTTCAAAGTTACTTTATAAATACTGGAGAAAAGAAATATTGTTGTGGGCTTGGCAATTCTTGCATGTCATTATATAAATTCATCATCCAATTAACCAAAAGTAACGCAGAATAAGAATCCTTTCTTGCTCTATCTGGACCTCTTTGGCCTTTCAAATTTTGAGGTAAATCAAAAGTCTGCGTTCCCATTGCAGTTGTATTTGGCTGTATTAAAGCGCATTGAGATTTGGTCAAATCAAGCATATCTTTTTGATGCTCTATAAAATCAATCATTTTGGCTCCCAATTCTTGATCTTCTTCACCAACTCTAAGAAATTTAATTTTATCAATTGGAATGCTTTTGCCTCTTTGTTTTGTGTAATCTTCATTCATTGCTGCTCCAGCAAACAATATTCTTTTATGATCGAAGGCTGATTGGAGTAATTCATTCGCATATCTTATCCAAGAAGAAGTTGGCTTTCTTAAATGGCAAATTTTTCTTTGAGATAAGTTATATTGATTGCGACAAGACATAACTGCTGCATTGTATTCTTGTAATGTTTCAAAATCAGCATCAAAAGTTTCAATTTTTATTTTGTCCCTTTTAAAGATTTCGCTTTCATTTACAGAGTTTAAAAATTGAACGCCCCCATTGTAATCGCCCACCATTGCAACAATATTAAAATTATTAATAAGATAATGAAAGTACTCAATGTGATGCTTTAAAGCCGTCCCAGGCATGGCGTAACTATGCACAATTATTCCAATCTTTTTTTCTGGTACTAATTTTATAACTTGCATTGCAAAATCATCCGAACCCTCTGATTCTGACCAAGAGGGGTCAAAAGATAAAATATATTTAGAATTTGCATCTCCTGCAACTTCGATTGATTGTCCTTCGCCATCTGGAATTGTGCATTGTATCATTTTGCTAACCTTAAAATAACCACTACTATCATCAGTAAAAATTGAACCAAACTCTCTTTGGAACTGAGATTCACTCATTGTAGATTTGGCTTGATTTAATAAGCTTTGGTCATACAACTGCGTTGGAGCACAATCGTAACTAAAGTGCATTATCACACGATGAGCTTCGTCCTTTTCTTTCTTTTCGCTCATAATCAAATGTTCGTACTGTTGATACAGCTTGTACAGGTACTCAAATTTGTAACTTGCTGAAGACAAACCAATAATTTTATTATTTGGCCAAATTGTCCTATTTTCTTCCTTCATTTTGCCATCAATAATCATTTTAGATTCGATGTCATAAATTTTTTGCCTTTCCGTTGGATTTTCCACAACAGAAAGGAATGGAACAATTACTTCGTTATATATTTTTTCTGGCATTAACAAAAATTCATCAATAATCATTCTTTGAAAACGAAAACCGCGAAGCTTCTCCCCATCTCCAAGAGGAAGGGCTGTAATTCTTGACGCTCCTATTTCCATGAACCATTCATCGTTTCCTCTTGATACTCTTGTTATTGCCTCAGCGAACATAGGAGCTTTTATGCTTTTGGAAATATCTTCAATTTTCCTAAAAATCATTTTAGCTTGACGAAATGATTTTGATATAATTCCCGTGTGAATACCTTGATGTAAAATTGCGTCTAAAATTGCAAAAATGCCAGTAGTAAAAGATTTAGATAGTCCACGACTCCAAATACCTAAAAAATAATCAGTTTGAAACATGGCTTTAATTGCCATGTGCTGAAATGGAAAAAGCTCTACGCCAGTTAATAGCTCTGATGTAAAAGAAGGATTTTCTCTCAAAAATTTATACAATAAAATTTTAGCCTCTCGCTCATCCAAGAAACCATCCCTAGTCAAAATTTCTTCATTTATATTTTTAAACCTATTCCTGCTCCTTTGATTTCCTATTTCCCAACTCATAATTTTATTTTATTTACGTAATATTGTAAATCAACATTCCAAATTTTTTTTCCAGCCCTTAAAATCATAGGAATTAAATTTTCGCTCTGTCTCCTTCCACCAGAAAAAACAAATTGACAACAATCCTTGTATTCATGTTGCAATACTCTCATGTTGTGATATATATATTTCATATTAGATTTATGAAATGATTTTTTATTATTTTTCTCAATTTCTTCGAGTTTGGATTCTATTACAACAAAAACATAACAATCTATAGACCGACATCTATCTAATTCTCTTTTAAATCTATTTAAATTTGACGGGCTCAAAGTAGATTTAAAGTCCTGTTCTGACTTTCTATCCACAAAAGTATAATCAAAATTTTCTTGCACTCCATAATCTCCAACGTCTAATTTACTTAAAATTTGTTTTTTAAAAAATAAAGGTTCTTGCTCTCTAGTATCAGTAATGATTACCATGTCTTCTAGCTTGTATTTACTCTGAAAATCAATTGGTAACTTATCATCAAATAGTGGAGACACGCCTATTTCATTGCATGCGTAAGTATAACTTTTATAAAAAAATTTATAATGATCTATAGAGGGAAGACAGCTTGTATAAAGCTCTATTTCATTAGGCGCAAATTTTAATTTTTTCTTATTAATTCTTTCTGCTAATTTTTCCAAAATATAATTTTTAACTACATTTTCATCTGCAGTGTTGCACCATTTATACAATTGTTGAGGGTCATCAAAATCAATTTGAAAATAACTATCTTTATCTTTAAATGGCAAAAGCTGCCCAGTTAAAAGATTTTTTCTTTGAAAATGCTTAACAAAATAGTCATGTAAATAGAGTCCATGCTTTTTTATATGAGCATGAAGACTCTTTTCAGATTCAAAAATTTGATCACACTCTAAACAATTATATAACATCTTCTTGAGAAATACCTAGAACTCTAGCCTTGAAAGCGGCCATTCCCTCAAGCCTTTCGGCTTCAGTTTTAACTAACTGTTTTTGCATTTCTGCAATTCGAACCATGTTTTTTCTTTCTTCTTCATCCTGAAACATTTGAACAAGAGAAATAATTGAAGCGTTTTCTCTCTGCCTATTTTTCATCCTTTCTGCCCGATCACCTTGAAGTTTTTTTGTAAGATTTTCTATTCTTCCTTCGCATTGATGATATTCCGAACTTTTTGCTTTTATAATTTCAGCTAATCTAACAGTCATTTCTTGTTGCTCTTCTGTCTGATCAAATAATTCATTCAGCTTGTGTAAATGCTTACTAATAACTTCCAAATTAATAATTTCTTTGCAAACATTCATATATAGATTTATTTCATCAGCCGTTAAATCTGGCTTGTCCCAAGTTAGTCTAGTAAACTCCTCCTCAAATAATAATCTATCGTCCTTTGATGAATAATTATTTATTATTTTAATAAATCTAGAATTAGATAAATTAATTGCCAACTTATCTAAGCAATTTTTTTGACCTCTACTTAATTTTGTTTCTTCTAATTGAGTCCCAGTGGAATCGAACACTTTTTTAATTAATCGAAGATGAGTTTTAGGAGGACTATAACTTGTTAAAAGTCCATTTTCCTGACTTGGAATAAAATTTTCATTTACAGTTCTAATATGCTCTAGAACTGCCCTTTGTTCTGCTCCAAGTTTTTTTATTTCTTTATCTGGAAATAGTAATTCAGCAATTGCAAAAGAACTCATTCCTTGTTCTGCGGATTGAATAATAAAATGTTTATTTGCGTCCGTAAGTTCGACCGCGTCCACCTTGGTATGCTTTGATGTTTTGTATTCAAGTTTATTTTTGACCAAAAAAGCTCTTACTAATTTACCCTCAAAAGACCTTCCGTCCAAATCTTCATTTTCGAAAACTTTCTTAGTTAAGATATTTAAATCTTTAACTAATTTATAATTATTTAAGATAAAATCTTCTTGTTCTCTTGAGAGAGATTTAACTCTAGTCTGATCCATAACAAATATCTTTACTATTTAGTATCTCTAAGGCTTTTTCTCTAAATAATTTTTTAAGATTTTTTATTTGCTTATATCCTATCATTCTATTTTTTTCAGTGGTTTTGTAGCCCATGAATTTTGCAACCTCCTCTTCTGTTTTCTTTTCAAAAAATAACATTATGTAGGCATTGTACTGTTTGATGGTTAAAACCTTTTTCATCTCTCCGTTCAAAACCTCAACGCTTTCAAAATTAAAAAAAGAATTATCTATTTGTTGCTCAACTTCTTGTGAATGATTTTCTAGAGCTAGCGGCATTTTTAAATCATACCCCATTTTCTTTTGCTTTTCCCATTTTGCGTAGTATTCACAAAAATTGCCTTGAGTATTATTTGGGGAAATGTTACAAATATCTTCTCCCCCACTGTGGGGACAATTTAAGCAAGGTCTAATATAATTAGTGTAATTATTTCTAATTATATTTTTTAATTGGTTTGCTATTATTCGTCCTATCCAAGGCTCAAGTGGTTTTGACTGATCCCACATGTCCCATTTTTTATAAATATGTAATTTTATAATTTGAGATACGTCATCAAAGTCCATCCAGCTAATGGCGGTTAGCTGCCATTTTTTTCTTTTTTTATTAATTGCTTTTTCTATTGTCTCGCATCTCTCTTCAAAAGAAATTTTTTTAATTTTTTTACTCATCAGATAAGTCACTCAAACTTTGAGTTTTCCCCCTAGGAAATTGGGCGATTTCGTAATTTGGAGACATTAAATCTGAAAATTTTACAACCCTAACATCACTGGATATATCTATGTCTACATTTATTTTTGAGATTCTTGGAACTCTAGTTGAATTAGAAAAATAACTTTCATTTTCATCTTGGTAATCGTCTTCGCTATCGACATCAACATCTTCCTCACCCAGATCTCTTTTTGAATTTTTATTTCTAGAAAATTGTTTATGTTTTTGGACGGCGGCATCCATTCCTCCATAACTCAAGCCACATTTATAGCAAAAGTTTGGAGGAGAAAAATTGTATTCGGCCTTTGCGCCGCAGTGGGGGCAGAAAATAGATGCCATATTTATTATATAATCAAATTAACTTCCACCTATTAAATAATAAAATGAATTGGCGTTCAATAATATATAAGGCTACGCGCCCGAGCGTAACGCTCAACTCAATATATTTTACACTTTTTCTTTATCTTTTTCTTGTTGTAATTTAATAATAATAAATTTAAGAATTCCACTACGATAAATATCATTATTGTCAAATTCATAACAAAAGATGCCATTCTCTTGAGACTCTTGATCATTAAACAAATTAAACATCTGCTTGAATCCACTTGATTTAACGTCAGACTGCATGAAGTCACCACAAATAAACATTTTGCTATTTTCTCCAATGCGAGTAATTAAAGTTACTAGCTCTTTGTATGAAAAATTTTGAGCTTCATCTGCAACAATCAATTTATCCGCCCAACTTGCGCCTCTTAAATAATTTATTGGCTTTGCAGAAAGAAGCTCGCTTTTCTTTAACCATATGGCATGCTCCTCAGAAACCATTTCGTCAATTTTTTCCCACAATGGCGTAACGAATGGTTCAAACTTATGATCTGCTTCGCCTGGCAAACTACCTAAACCTTTTTCAGCACTTTCAGCAATACTTCTGACATAAATTATTTCTTTATTAGTGTCCCTGCCGAGTAAATTAATTGCGGCATATACAGACATGTAGGTTTTACTAGTGCCAGCGGGACCAGCAAGGAAAATAATTTTAGACTTGTCAGAAAGAGCTAGTTCAAGAAATGTCTTTTGTTTTTCAGAAAACCTAAAAGATCTTTGTTTGAAATTTATTTTTTCTTTTGGTTGCGGAGTGATGTTTAGATCGTTTCCCTTTTTGATGGAAAGTTTTTTTGCCATTATTGTATATTAAATTATTAAAGGATATTTTCTTTAATAACGACTCTTCCATTCATCATTGAATTTTGGGCTACTTGAAGTTGCTGAGAAACAATTCTACCATCAATATCAAAACTTAAAGCGTTATAATCAGAAGAAGGGTTTGCTCCATATTTACTTAATGGTAAAAAATAAATATTTGTACTTCCTGCGTTTGCACCAGTAACATCCATAATTGAACCTATATCTTCTCCTTGAATTGTGGTAGTCCTTTCCACTGAAGTTAAAATTATGGAATCTGGAACTTTATTTCCCAAGGTGTAAACTGGAGTTCTTTGGCAATCTACATTAACTTCTATTGAAACTTTTGCAGTTGGAATATTAACTGATGACCCATACATTTTTGTAGTCAAAGCGTGCAGCGCTTCATAGTATGGAGTATTTTGGTCTTTAGATATTGAAAGTGGATCTGTGTATGCTTCTATTCGCTGATCTTTTAAACTTGAAACGTCGTATGAAATAAAATTTGCTGTAACAGATACAGGTTGATAAGGGTTTATTTTCACTGAATAATTTTGCAAAACGGTTTTGCGCAATGCCAAATTTGAAAATAAAAAAATAGTTCCCTGCTCTATGTTTCCAGTTAATCTAGAAAAAAATAAAATTTGATTTGATGAACTTATGTTTAATATAGAAGTATCTTTCTCAATCAAAGGATAAAAAGTAAAAGAAAATTTTCCCTCCATCGGTCCAACTGTTGAATAATCGTTTTTTATCTGAGCTTTTCCTAAAAACTTGTTTGGTGCAAGATTAGCGTCAAAAGACAATGAAGCCTCAGTAGCTGCAAAAAGGTTTTCGACTGTCTTTGGGGGAATCGAATCACTGGGCCATGTTTCTGACAAACATGCGAATATTGGTAGATCTGAATATTTTAAAAATGCCATTGACTTATTCCTTTTTATTTCTTACACATATAATATGGGGAAGAATATTTCTACTAAAATAAATAAATGTATAGAAATAGCCAAATGCTTAAAAAAAGATAGGCAAACTGGACGCGCATTCCATGTTACCTTTGTATACAATAAAAACAAATTAATAAGCATTGGCATAAATAATTTAAAGAAACTGCATCGTCGTCACATCTTTGGTTGTTATAAAGGATTCAAGGACAATCCAGAAAAATACGTGGCATCTTTACACTCAGAGATAGATGCCATTATCAAAATGGGAAAAACTGACTGTTCTAAACTTACGTTTGTAAATATAAGAATAGACAATGAAGAAAAAGTAAAAATGGCGAAGCCCTGCCAGAACTGTATGAAAATTCTAGAAGGGCTTGGCTATAAAAATGTCTTTTATACTAAAGACGATGGATCTTACGAGTCGTTACTATAATCTATTCCTTTTTCAAGGCTCAAAAGTTCTTCTACTTCTTTCATAGACAACTGTTCTACAAAGATAGGCATATTGTCACCTAAGCAAGCTCCTAATATATTATATTCATAATACTCAAAAGCTTCTTCGTTAGTCATTCCTTGCTCTTCTAATTTTTGAATAACTTTTGCTTGATCGTAAACTAATATCCCATTCTTTCCAAAAGAAAGACCGATTCCAATCAAACAATCATCAAAACCATCAGCTTTAAGATAAGCTGATTCATTTTTTAAATTAGCGCCTAACTCTAAATTTCTTACATAGTCACTATGCATTTTATACATAAATTTGCCGCTTGCTAATTCTCTTTTGTTTTGATTTTTTGAATCAGTGTTTTCGATAACTTCGAAATAAGTAATTTGGCCCAATCCATTATTTAACCATTTTAATTGGTGTTCCAAGGGAACCCAAAAATATTTGTGGCCAATTTCGTCTTTCTTCTCATTCGAAACAAAAGAATAATGTTCGATGAGTTCTTTCATTCCCGTGAATACTTTAATCTCTTCTATTTTCATTTATGCTATAGTAAAACGAATCTGTGTCTTCTGATACCCATTTATCAGATACATTTTCCACAGACAATAGCTCGTTGTCAACTTTAATTCTTTTTTTGTCAATAGGAAAATCGCGGCAGATAAAATTCGAGTCTTTCCAGTATATTCTGTTGTTTGGTTGGCAAAGTAAGTAGCCATCATCTGATACTAATACATGGCCACACTTATAGTCGCTTGGTTCTTCGCTATAGGGATTGTCGAACCAATCAATGGTAAACATATAAGTAGCCCACACAGTTCTTTTGTCTCGCAAGACCACTTGGCATCTTTTTTCTTTTAGATATTCGTACTTTATTATTTCTGCTTTTTCTCCAAAGCAGTCCCAGAGTTGTTTAAAGTGATAGGGAATGTCACTTTTTGGAATAAACAAAAAAATTTCAGAAATTGGCACTCTAGATCTTAACATTCCATAGTCTGTCATTATATGGAATGTTAATATTTTGCCCGAAATGCTTTGGACGCCGAACGCTACGCAGGGATCAAATTTTTCTGCGTCATTTGAATCTTTGGTGAAATGACTTCGCCGCACTAGACATTTAAATTGAATGTCGTGATTCATTTTGTTCTGACATCTTCGAGCTTGAGGAGTTCGTCGAGAACCGCAAGCCAAGCTTTTTCTTCGTCCAAGTATTTTGCGTAGGTTTTATATACTTTCATTAATTTATTTGCTTCATCTGCTGTTGTGGAGCGAGACATAAGACAATTAGCAAGATAATCCAAAGGATCGTAATCAATAATATTAGGATTCGTGGCTATTTTAATTAATTTTAATTTGGCTTCGCGAATTTTATCATCAGAGAATTCGTGTTGAGGCATTCCCGCTAAGTATAATAAGTTTATTCTTAGTTCTAGATCTGATATGGGTTTTCGCGGCTGAAACATGTAGTACAATGATGTGAGATGTTTTTTAGTATCTTCGCGGCTGAGATGTTTATAGTTCTTTTTTAGTACATCTGTTAGGTATTTTACTGCTTCTTGATACGGTTCACGTGTGTAGATTTCGAGCCATTCAATTTCTTGAATTGTCGGTAGTTTTCCTGTTAGGTCTAAATAAGCACGGCGGATAAGGCGCGAATCATCCGCTAGTGCGGTGCATGATAGTACTGCGCATGTTATGAGAATTAATATGGGCCTCATATTGTTATTTACACCTCGATTTTTTTTGGATTTTGCTTATTTGGAGTGGGCAAGGAAAATTTTGGGTTTTTCGTAAATGGGGGGGGTAGTTTGGAATAGTGTGTGAGGAAGTGGTGGACTGAAAAAAAGTACCCCTGGCCCTGGATGCGTGCCTGGCAAGTTGCATTTTTCGCAAAATGGGGGTGGGTTTGTTTGTCAACTCGAAAAAGCGCAAAAAAAACTTTTCCCGTACCTGGCATGAAGATTGAATGCAAAAAAAACACAAAAAAAAGATTGCGTTCCCCTTTCAATTCTCTAGAATCCTCGCATATGAGAAACATCGTTCTTTTCAAGCTCAACGAACTCGGTTCTTTTGGCGTGCGCGTCATTCGCTGCGAAAGCGAAGAGGAAGCAAAAGTCACTCGCAAAGAAGAGTTTGCGAATCACATCGACATTGGCTTCGCGGTGCTTCTCACAGAAAAGGAGCTTCAAGAGGCTAAGGCTACGGAACCCGCTCTGGCCTAGTACCTTACAAGGGGGGCGAAAGCCCCCCTTTCCCTCTCATGTCTTTTCTAACTCTCTCTCTCTTAGTGCTTTGCATTTGCAAAAAAAACTGAATAAAAGCACAAAAAAAACCTTGTTTCTCTCTCAAAACACCCTAGAATCTCTCGCACATGAAAGACCTCCACATTGCCAACGGTTCCTTGATCAAAGTCACCTATCACGCCGCGTCGAATGATCGCGTGAATGATAACGGCCAATTCAAATCCCTTAGCGGGCTAGTGATCGAATCCAAGCCTTGCGCGGCGGGCACTCAGTACATCATCCAGACTGACAAGGGGTTGCGCTCCTTCACAAGCGCGGCCAAGATTAGAACCTTGGAAGTCAACGGGTTAAAGCTGGTGCGCGAATACGCGAATGCCTAGTCAACCAAGGGGGGGCGAAAGCCCCCCGCAACTCCCTCAAAGAAAACACCTTATGCAAAACGAAATCATCATCGCAAAGACCTTGTGGACAATAGCTTGCAACTTCGCCCCCGTTTTCGGGCTTGGTGCGTTAGGGCTTGCGTATCTGTGGTTTACAGAGTAACGCTAAAGCGTTCACTCTCAGCAAGATGCGCCGCCCCCAAGGGGGCGGCGTTTTGCATTGCATGTAACGCAAGCGCAAAAGATTTTTCTTGACTTGTGTAAAGCGCTCAATTGCACGTACTTCTGCACGTTGTAAGTGCAACAACATCACGTACTTACGCATGCGCCAGGGGCACCCCTGGCCTCGGCTGTCAACACCTATTACGATAAAACGCGAAATTTTTTCGCACTTTTTATATTGTGCGATTAGGCGGTTTTGGTAGGTTGTGTGCATGACTACTAACTTCTTCACCGTGGAGTACGCGATCATCACCAACGCCGAAGGCGTTCACCCGTATGGGCGGGGCATGAGCCGTAGCGTCTGTAGGGCTATGGCCAAAGCCTCCTCGCAGGCGTGGGATCAGTATGAGCGCAGCAGGGCCACCAACTGGGCGGACTGCTGGGTTCGGGTATACAAAGGGGGCAAGCTGATTGCTCATGGGTTCGAGAACGATTTGGAAGTCGTGTAATTCGCGTGCGTAAAACCCTCAACCCGAAAGGGTTAGGGGTCCAGGGCCACCCCTGGCCTCGGGTGTCAAGTACTATTACGCTGTTTTGGTAAATTTTTTTGCATTTTTATGTTGTGAAAAAACAGAGAATCTCTATCTTTAAACCATGATGAGAAGAGATTGACTGTTGGCCTTTACGTAAGCCCGAACCGATGTGTGGCCCCAGTCTTGGTCATCAGTCAATCCCTTCTCATAAGCGTTGCTATGTCCACCCTCTGAGCCTACTATAGAACCGTGACCAAGATTCAAGTACACATCGTCTTTAAGGAATCTCCCAGCCCTGAGCACAACTCAGTCAATGAGTTCATCGGAGTCTTCTTTGATAGGAAGTCTGCCGTGGATTGGATTAAGGGGCGCAAGCATCCTTACAAGTACTTTATAGAGACTTATGAGCAGCCTGAATCAGGTATAGCTCATGAAGTTTTTGATTGACTAAGTCAACGGCCTCACAAGTCCCTCAACACGAAAGGGTTGGGGGTCCAAGGCTACCCCTGGCCCCGCGTGTCAAGGGGTATTACGTAAGAATGTGAAATTTTTTTGATTTTTTTATGTTGTGAACTGGTGGGAATGAGGTATCTTTTTTGCATGGTTAATTCACTCGCTCAATCCACTAAGTCCCACACCTTCTTTGCCGTCGCCGCGCTCGCGTGTGACGCGCTCGCGTCCAATAACGTAGTTGACCCCTACGCGATGAGCGCGGAGCAAATCGAACTGCTCGAATCGCTTGCGCATCACGCATCCAGCATGGCGCAGGAAGCGCGGTTTGTGCATGCCGCTCAGGCCAAGCTCATTGCGGATCAAGAGGAACGTGAACGGGCCGAGATACTTGCGTATGAGCGTTTGATGCTTGATATCATCGGTCAGGGGCGATTCCCGTAAGAGACGCCTAAGTCCCTCAACCCGAAAGGGTTGGGGGTCCAGGGCTACCCCTGGCCCCGCACGTCAAGGGGTATTACGCCCTTCGGCGTAATTTTTTTGCATTTTTATTCGGCTGTGGCATGAAGATTGTTTTTGACCGCACGGTTTTTTCTGTTATGTTTGGGGCATGGATATTCACCAGCTCATCAACTTCATCCGCGAAAACCACCTTAACGCCGACGCGCTCGCGCAGCTCGCGAGCGCCGTCGAGTGCATGCGCGAAGAACTGGGCGACCAGTTCGCGACTGCCGAACCGCCCGAAGACAACTTCACGGACGGGGAGGCGGACGCCGACGCGCTCGCCTCCGCTGGGTGGGGCATGGATGAGGACTACGGCGCGGAGGACCGCTTCTTGGATTCGTACTGGGAATCGCTCACCGATATCGGCGGCGACAACTTCTAGTGTACTCCGCGTGTCAACTAAAAAACCCGCCTTCGGGCGGGTTTTTTTTGTGAGAAAAACAAAAGAAAATACTTGACAGCCGCCAGGGCTACCCCTGGCCCCGCGTGTCAACAACTATTACGCTGATTGTGTAAATTTTTTTATTTTTTTTTTTTTTTTCGTGCATGGCACGAAGATTGTTTTTGACTAAACGAGCTTTTTGATCTATTGTTTCAGCATGACAAACATGATTGAGAACCTCGAAACCGTCGAAGCCCTCTGCCAAGCCATTGAGCGCGTATATGAGCGCAAGGGCGACTCCTCCACCGTGGGCAAGGCTGCTGCTCTGGGCAGTATGCAGGGCTTCGTGGCCATAGCCATAATGGAATCGCCTTTGGTGCGTCAAGCTCTGAACAATAGATTGCAAGAGCTTGGGCTCGAACCACTTGCGGTGTAAGCAATTCATCTGCATGAGCTTGCGGGGGCGAAAGCCCCCGCAAAAAAACCTTGACAAAATCCAGGGCTACCCCTGGCCCCGTACGTCAACAACTATTATGCATTCGGATAAAATTTTTTTGAATTTTAATTCGTACATGGCACGAAAAATGAGCCTTGCAATACCGCTTTTTTGTGTTATGTTTTCAGCATGACCACTTCCTCAAAATCCACTGTGTCTCTCGTGTCGGTTCGCGCCTTTTTGCGCAACATCGAAAGCAGCTCGCTCACTTCCAGCGACATTAACCTATTGGAGGAGATTGCTCAATTTGCATCTTCAACTGCGCAAGATGCGCGGATTGCCGAACGCACTCAAGAAGCTCTGATTGAAGTACTTGAGCAATTTGAGCGTTATGGCTTTGATGCTCACGCTGCATGCGGGTACTAAACGATGAAACCTAAAACCCTCAACCCGAAAGGGTTGGGGGTCCAGGGCTACCCCTGGCCTCAGCTGTCAACAACTATTACGCCTTCGGCGTAAATTTTTTTAGCTTTGCAGTTTGTTTGTTTGTGCTATGTTTAGCCCGTGAAAGCGATTCTCATTTCCCAGTTGGTTGACAAGATCGAGGACTATTCCAAAGCCCTCATTATGCAAAAGCCTCAGAGCCAGTTACATGTGCGCATCATATGGCTGGAAAAAACCTTGTTTGCGCTTCAAGGTCGGTTTGCGGGCGATCCAAAATTCAACGAAGTCGTGGCCGAAATGTATCAGGCTGCGGCTGAATGCCTTGAAGCCGAAGAAGCAAAGAACGAAGGACAAGCCCGCCCCAAAGCCTACAACTAGAACCATTTATGACTGATTCCGAATACATTATCCACTGCATCAAAAAGTTCTGTAAGAACTCGGATGACCTCGCGAAGATTGCCACCGCAGTCGAAGCGCTTCAAGACGAGCTTCACCCAGAAAAGCAAGAAGAAAAAGTTCCCATCTCCCACATTTATCAGTTGACACAAGTGGAGGAAGATGTGGAGTACGCCGAGAGGATGCGTGCAGAATATCCTGATGCAGAAGGCTTAAACTACTAAGCCGCAAACCCCTCGACCCGAAAGGGTTGAGGGCCAGGGCTACCCCTGGCCTGAGCTGTCAACACCTATTACGCTTTCAGCGTAAATTTTTTTGAATAAAAAAGATTGCGGCATTCTTTTTTTGGTCTATTCTTCCCGTATGAACATTACTCGTACTTCGATGCTCTCTGGCAAGGTCACCACCCTCGACATCCCCGCCACCTTGGAACAGTTCGCCGCCTATGAGGCTGGTGCGCTGATCCAAGATGCGTTCCCGAACCTCACGCCTGATGAACGCGAGTTCATCAAGACGGGCATCACCGCCGAAGAGTGGGATGCGGCTTTCGGTGGCCCCAATGAGGAATAAAATCCCCCCCCACAACCTCCTCAACCCTAAAGGGTTGGGGAGGTCCAGGGCCACCCCTGGCTCCAGTCGTCAAGCACTATTACGTCTTCGACGTAAATTTTTTTCACTTTTTAATTGCGCCTTTCTCTTTCCTGTTTTACATTTCTCGCATGACTACGAAATACCCCCCTCAAGGTGAAGCGGTAATGAAAGCAGTTCAAGCTGTGCTTGAATCAAAAAATTTAGCAGAAGATGTCCAACACATGCTCTGCTACATTGCCGAGCATGAAGGTTATGCGGTTTATGAATCATCGACTACTTACATGAGGAAAATTCTTGACCTTGTGTGCGAACAGATAGAACCTGAGCAAGCCATTTTTTAATCTTGCGGCTTTTCATTTTTCAACTACATTACTCACATGGCTACTAGATCAATCATTGCAATTCAAGACGGAGATAAACACGACGCTGTGTACTGCCATTGGGATGGCTACCCTTCGGGCGTAGGCGCTACGCTCGAAGAGTCCTACAAAGACAGAAACAAAATAAAAGAATTGATTTCTCGCGGAGACATGTCCTCGCTTGGGCCGACCATAGAAACCTGCGCTTTCTACACGGAGAAAAAAGAAAAAGTTTCATTTCCCCTCCAAGAATTAAAAGCCTTTGCAAAAGCTTGTTGGGCATCATATCTTTATGTTTTCACTTCTGAAGACAAATGGGTGAGGTACAACATTCGATGAAAAAGCTCAAGCACGAAGGCAAGACTTACCAAAAAACAATCTGCTGGGGTAATCGCAAACTCCAAATTGTTGAACCTAGCAAGAAAGTTTACAAGCGAAACCCAAAGCACAAAAAACCACCAGAAACATGAAGACTTGGCTCAAAGAACATCAAATCCAAGAAGGCCAAGTTTGGCATTCTTGTGACGGCTCCAGCCACAAAGTCACCATCGTGAAAGCGAGTGACAATTGGGTGGAATACTCTTGGCAAGAGAAGGGGCAACTCAGGAAGCACAAGAAAACAGTCTTTGCTTTCCAAGTGCGCTACTATCTCCCAGAGTAAGCTCAAACGCCTCAACCCGAAAGGGTTGGGGCCAGGGCTCCCCCTGGCCTGGGCCGTCAAGCACTATTACGTCCAAGTGCAAAATTTTTTGCACTTGGCATGGTTTCTGAATGAAAAAAAACGATCAAAATTAAAAAAAAGCGTTGAACTACCGCACCGAGTGTGAGATACTTCTTTCCGTTAGTTAAACCTACAACATCAACAGAATATGATCATTGCAAAAAACCTCGTCTCCCGTGAAGAACTCGCCAACGTCCGCACGCCCGAAGGCACGGACAGCTTCACTCCTATCAGCCACTCCTTCCTTGTGGAAGAAACGCTTTCCGCTCTTGATCGTGCGGGCTACAGCGTGACGGAAGAGAAGCACGCTCTGGGCCGCTTCGGTCAGCGGTACTTCGGCGGGTTCCAGATTACTGGGCCCGATATCAACAGCGATTCGCGCAAGTTGGTTCTTGGATTGCGTAACGCGCATGACAAGTCCTTTGCAGCTTCAATGTGCATTGGCAATCGGATGATCGTTTGCGAGAACCTTTGTTTCTCGTCAGATGTCAAGCTCGCTCGCCGCCATACTCTCAACATCATCCGCGACATTCCCCGCGTGTTGTCTGAGGGTATCGGTCGCCTCATGTCTCACTGGACAGACATGGAAACGCGGATCGCCCGCTATCAGCAGACCGAGATCGGTTTCAACCGTGCGTGCGAGCTTGCGGTGCAACTCGCTGAGGCCAAGGCTCTTCCCTCTCGCGACGTGTTCGCAGTCACTCAAGAGTTCAAGGCTCCGCGTCACCCCGAGTTTAACTCCCCGACGTTGTGGAACTTGTACAACTCGGTGACGGAGAACCTCAAAGGTTCCGACCTCACCAAACTCCCTGCGCGGACGATGGTTATGCAGTCGATGTTCGACAGCATCGCGGGTCACGCCTCGGTCATCGAAGTGGAACCGATTGACGCGGAAGAGCTTGCGGGCGCTGAGGCGTAAGCCCTTCGAGGGGAGCGGGTTACCGCTCCCCTCACCACCACCCCTCGCCATGCGAGGGGCCAGGGGCACCCCTGGCTCCAGCCGTCAATCTCCTATTACGCACAAGTGCGTAATTTTTTTGAATAAAAATGTTGCAGCCCTCATGGGTTCTGGTATGCTCCAAGCATGATCAGTAACACAAAAAACATCACCATTGTAGCTCCAACCAATCACTGGCACAGAATCAAAAAGGCAATCAAGAGGAATCAAAGAATCATTCTTCGCGACTGCGGCGACTACTTCATTCCCACAAACATTCACGACCTGCGCCACAAAGACGGTAGCACTCACACGAACCTGTTCAACTACAAATGGGGCGTGAAACCACCGAACGAAATAACCCTCACGGGCAAAACCGTTGGCATCGTCTTCAAAGGGGAGGAGTATCAAAAACAAGTTGGTACTGTCACCCTGCTCCAACACGCAATCGAAACAATTTAGTTGACAAGTCCCCCCGCCCGCCCCGTAAAGGGGCGGGTCCAGGGCTACCCCTGGCTCCAACCGTCAACTACTATTACGCACTTATGCGTAATTTTTTTCAAAAAAAGTCTTTCAACCCCAAAACTCTGTGCAATACTACTTGTATGAGCAAAGAGCAAAACGACCTCGCCTACCACAAGAACCTCGTCACCCAGTTTGCACAAATGCTGGTGAAGTTGAGCAAAGAAACCGAGAATGCTCTTGACAGAGCTAATGAGCCAAGCGAAATGGAAAAAGTCTTGCGTTTGCAAGCTCACGCTCTGTACGGATGCTTTCAAATCTTGAGCTTCGGCATCGACACTATGATGGACGAAAACCTGCTTCGCCTCTGGAACCCTCACACCAAAACCACCACCTCTCGCAACTAATGAAACAAAAAGAAATCCTTGCTATCGCTGAAACAATGTCCATCGATCAAATCGATGGAATGATTCTCCACCTCCAAAAACTCAGGAAACAAAAGAAAGACCGCAAAAACAAATTGCAGCAGACCATTCTTTCTGCTAGAAATGACATTCACCCAGTCTGCAAAATATGAACCTCACAAACAAAAAAGTAAAAATGGAACTCGTGGGCATTGACAGCAACGCCTACACAATCATGGCGGCTTTCATCCGTGCAGCACGGAAACAAGGATGGACGCACGAAGAAAGTAAAGCAGTGATTGACGAAGCGACAAGCTCTGACTATAATCACTTGCTCGCAACCATTGCATACCATACAGAATCACCAGATGAAGAATGAGCCTTGTAAACATATGATCGGCAAACGCATCATCGCCACAACTAACGGAAAGTTCTTTTCGATCAAGTACAGGAACAAGAAAGGTGAAACAAACACCTACACCGTTCGCACGGGAGTGACGAAAGGAACAAAAGGAAAAACTAATCATTGCCCGCCCGAAGCAATCACACTTTATGTGGTGGCCAAGAACGGCAAGGTAGATCCACACTTTGGAATGTTTTACTTGGACAGCATCCTAGACAACTCGATTATCCCAAGTAGATGAATCAATAGATTCCTTATCTTGAACTGCTAACACTTGATAGGGAATCAACCCCGCTCCGTGTGGAGCGGGGTTTTTTTATATCCAGGGCTACCCCTGGCTCCGTGCGTCAAGAACTATTACGCCTAAAGGCGTAAATATTTTTAAAAAAAATGTTGCGCCACCCCTTGCAAGTGTTATTCTCCCCTCATGCAAAAGATTCTCACTGTTGCCAATTACAAAACGCTCAAGGGCCGTAGCTTCGGCTACGAAACCTTTGGGATTCACTTCGCCCCTGCAAACCTTAGTGGCTATGAGGTTTGCAAGAAAAGAACAAAAGGATGCACGGATTCCTGTCTGAACATGGCGGGCATGGGGCCAATGGTGCAAAGCCAGCGTGTAGAAAAAACAAAAAGCTTTTTTGAGCATCGCGACGCTTTTCTTTCTCAGCTTGTCAAAGAAATTCAATCGGCAATCAAGACTGCCGAAAAGAAAAATTTGCAAGCTGTGTTTCGTCCCAATCTCACCTCTGACATTGAATGGGAGAATGTTTTAATCGACGGAAAGAATTTGTTTGACACATTCCCAACTACCCAATTCTACGACTACACGAAAGATTTTGATCGTTTGTCCTTGACAATTCCGAACTATCACTTGACTTTCTCACGCGCAGAGACTAAGCTGTCACAGATGCGAGCTTTTGCGGCTTTGTCAAAAGGTTTTAATTCTGCTTTTGTGTTTGACACAAAGAAAGATCAGACCTTGCCGACAGAATATCAGGGCTTCAAAGTAGTTGACGGAGACGAAAACGACCTTCGTTTCCTTGATCCCAAAGGCGGTGTCATCGTGGGCCTTCGTGCAAAAGGTCCAGCAAAAAAAGACAACTCGGGTTTTGTGATCAAACTATGATTGAATTATTCATTGTCCTGCTTGTTTGGAGTATAGCGTTGAAAAAAAATGGTTGACAAACTTTTACCCTTAGCTTATAAAAAAAACATGAAGTCATATATCCTTGTAACAGACGAAAGACAAACAGAAACGCAAGAACTTTATCTTGACAATGAAGAAAAAGCGGGCTGTGCAGATGAACAAGCTCTTTTCCATCTTGGTTATCGTGTAGAACCAAAAACAAAAGATGATGAAGTTAGAGATTACTTTTTGGTTGATGATGATTCTGGCGAACAAATTCACACCTTCAAAGATTATCTTTACGAAAATGCTTGCAACTTTGCCCTTTCTTATCTAGGATACTCATTATTCGAAAGCGAAGATGAAGATTATATTCCCCGAGGGGAACCAAATAATGTTCTTGCTTTTGAACTGTAAGCTTTTGGGAATGTAGCTCAATGGTCAGAGCAGGCGACTCATAATCGCTTGGTTGGGGGTTCGAATCCCCCCGTTCCCACTTTCTTTTTCGTTCGGCTAAGTGGCGAAATGGCAGACGCAACGGACTTAAAATCCGTTGAGGAGCAATCCTCGTGAGGGTTCGAGTCCCTCCTTAGCTACCACCTCAGGATGAGGTGGTTAGGCCGCCAGGGCTGCCCCTGGCATTAGGAGTCAACAACTATTACGCACTGAGTGCGTAATTTTTTTTAAAAAAAATCTTGAGCCGCAATCAAACCGTGGTATTCTCCAAACATGAACATTGACCGAGCTATCAAAATTTTAGAAGAAATGCGTGACAGAGGCGTGTCGAACGTCATCTTAGCGGCATGGGATGGACAATCGTTTGACTTCGATGAGAACGATTATAATTGGGAAGTCTTGGCAGAAAAAGCAAATCATTTTGTTGACTGGTCTCAAACTCACGATATGATTGCGGACTTTATCAAAGAAGAACAATCTGACCTATGAAAGACTTAGTCATAAAGAATAGTTCATTCATTGAGATTATCCCCGTCTCAGCAATTCTTCCTTCGGAGTGGCATACTTGGTTTTACATGCAACTAGCAGAAGAAAATGAATTTGTTTGGGGCTGTAACAATCATTCTCTTGTTTCCCCTCAAAGATTCTTCGATGTGTCGAAAAAAATCCTTGCAAGAGAAGATTCTAATGCTATGCTTGTCGCACAGTTTTACTCTCTGTTGAGTTACTTAAACCAAAACGAAGTCCTAATTGACTTAGAAAAATGACAATTGCTTCAGAAAACAATCCCGAAATGCAGCTCCCATTGATTCACTTGAACGGGAACTCTGGTCAAAAACTAGGCAATCAATACTTTGAGGCGTTGAAGGCTCTTCGGCAGTTCGAAGAAGCATTTGAAGCAATAGAATTTCATTCTCGCGATTACTATCCCCTTGGGGATGAAGCGTGGCTGAAAGCAAGAGCGCAAAGGCAAGTGCAATGGACGAACATTGGTTCCATTCGTCAGTACCTAGACGCGCACGCTGGGCATTGCTTCGAGTCCGCAAGATAATTTTTGTTGAGTAGGTGAGTCGTGTGTCATCCATCCTCCCCCGCGAGTGCGGGGGAGGCTCTGGCACAAAAGGGACAGGTAGCTCAATGGTAGAGCAGCGCCCTTTTAAGGCGTTGGTTATGAGTTCGAGTCTCATCCTGTCCACTACTTCCAGGGCCGCCCCTGGTCCCAACTGTCAAGTCCTTATTACGCACCATGTGCGTAATTTTTTGAAAATAAATGTTGCAACTCGTAGGATTTCATATACCATCTCCTACATGAAAGTACCCATAGCTCAGTTGGATAGAGCAACGGATTTCTAATCCGTTGGTCGCAGGTTCGAGTCCTGCTGGGTACGCCACTTTTAATTGCTTAAAATTATGACCTATAAACAACTCCTCCAATATCTTTCGGGTCTTCCCGAAGAAGTCCTCCAACAAACGGCGACAGTATATCTTCACCAAACCGACGAATACATTCAAGTCTTTGGTCTTTCTTTCACTGAAGAAAACGATGTGCTTGACGAGAATCATTTGGTTCTGGAAGTTCAATTTTAATTGACAAACACTAAGCCATAAACTACATTGCAAACATGAAGTACTACATTGCATACGAATACAAATTGCACGGAACGATTGAGGTGGAAGCCACCTCATTGCACGAAGCTAAAGAGTTGGCTGCCGAACTGTCCGTAAACAATCCTGACGAACATTATGTCGATGATTCTTTTGAGATTGACGAAGACGAAACTGGATGGTTGAATAATCGCCCCAACATTGCTAACATTGTTTGCTAATGGAAAAGTTCCACGACATCGAAATCACGATCTGTCCCGTTTATCTAGCCAAACAAAAGCAAATGCTTTATTGGTTGATGGATCAAAACATCGAATGGACGGACGAAATGCGCGAGGGCATCGATGGTCTGCTTAATTTGCTTGACTATATCGAAGACGAGATTAAATTCAGAGACGAAGAATAATATGCTCGAACAAGTTGAAAACCTTTGCAACGAAATCACATCAGAACTCAAAGATCAATATCCCGCTATCAGGGCTTGGACTTTTAGGTGGAATAATAGACTGAGGACGGTAATGGGCAGAGCGGGTATATCTCGCGCTAAAGGCAACTACATTGAACTTAGCAGTCACTTGGTTCGCATCAATCGCAACACTCCCGACTTCATTACCCGAATCAAAGAAACTATTCTACACGAATGGGCACACGCTCTCGATTGGGAGTATGATGGGGGTTGGGGTCACGGAGCCACTTGGAAGAAGTGGATGCAGAAACTTGGAGTCCCACCAGAGAGATGCTTCAGTTCAGATCGTTGGCTCTGTGCTTTGAATAAAACAAAATATGCGATACGAAACGGTCGCACGGGCAATGTGATGTTTTACTCAAACCAGCTTTCACCTTCTCTGCTCCTTGACGCGATGACAAAAAATCTTAAACAAGGAGGAGAAGTTGAAGATATCGAAATCATCAGTCTAAAAACTGGCGATAAGATCGGAAGATGAATTTTGTTCTACTTGTTCTAATAACATACGCCCTCATAAATAAAAAATAATAAAAAGCCCCGCGACAAGCGGGGCTTACTTTTTGTGTGGTTGGAGCCAGGGGTGGCCCTGGCACGACTCCTCCCTTATTTAGCCTTATTTAGTAAAATTTTTAAAAATTTTTAGATTTCTTCTTGACCTTCTGTTTCTTCTTCTATGTCATTGAGTTCTTCTAGGTTTTCGATGTAGGCTTGAACGATCTTAAGCGTGGACTTGACCAAAAACGGAAATTCTTCGTAATCAATCTCTTGCGCATTTTCCTTCTCTGCGTCAAACTCAAAAATGGCCATGCGCACAGCTGTTTTCTGTTCATGGTTATATATGACATGAACAAGCTTGGGTTGTTCAGTATTGACGATAATTTGAAGTATGTGCATGCCTAAAGCCTCCGCCCAGATGGGCGGAGGCACGTGTTGGGGGGAAATTTTATTCCAACTCTTTTACGATTGCAAGTCCATCTTTCGTGATTTCTCTTACGCCATTGATCTTCATTAGACCACGTTGAAGAAGATAAAGTTCTGCATCTTTTTGAATAGCAGTCCGACTCATGCCCGTAATAGCCGCGATGGTCTGAAGGGTAGATGGGCCGCGCTCACTGAGAATTTGAAGAACCTGCACTTCGGTGTTGGTGAGTCCTAAAGGCTTAATGCCAAGAATGTTGCGAAGCTCATTCCATTCTTCACGCAGGAATAAATTGCTGTTACGCGATTCACAAAACATTTCAATTTCTTTTGCACGCTTAACCGCAGAGCGGGCATTGCCACGAGTGGTGCTGGCGATGTCCTCAAGAACCCCATCTTCAAACTCCACATCTTCAAGGCGACCTTGGATAATCTGAGACAGCTCTTCTTTTTTGTACGGTTTGAAATCAAGAATAGTGAGGCGATCTTTAAGAGGCGCAAACATCTTGTCGAGTTCAGTTGTAGCAAAGATGATGGAGATTTTGCGGAAATCAAACAAGAAAGTATATTCGCGCCAATTAAATTCTTTTAATGGACTGCGCTCAGTATTGGTGATAGACAAAAGAGCCATAACCAAATCATTGGGCAGAGCATGGCACTCATCAAAGAACAAAGTAATCTCGTTGTTTTGTACGATGGGGATGAAGATCTGCTCAAAGAACATTTGATTGTTCTTGATTGTGGAAGAGTTAAGCTCCAGCATGGGGCGGGGCTTACCATCTTCCTTGAGCAAAGTCTTGCTGAATGCCTTGAGGAATTCGGTCTTGCCCAGCCCCTTAGCTCCGTTCAGGAGGATGAAGGGAACTGTGCTGGTACGCTTGAAAGAGTCAGAGTAGAATTGTAACTGACGCTTGATTTCTTGTTGGCCTATGAGGTTGTCAAACATATAGCAAATAATAGCAATTTTTAATGAGAAGTCAACCGCAAATTAAAATGGGCAGTTGCTTTCTTCGAAGTTCTCTACATGGAACTCTACTTTTTCTTCTGCTTGGTTTTGGATGATGGGGGTTTCGTGATTGGTAATGGTCCGAACCACTGGAGGCTCAACGGCCAGACCGAGTGTGTCACGGAGCCAGATGCTAGAGACAGGAACTACTGCTTCTTCATTCAGCATAGTGAGCAACTGCTTGATCTGCACGTGCGCGAAGCTGTTGCTGCCTTTCGGGCGACCGCGTCCACGCTTGGTGTTGGAGACTTCGTAGGATTCGGGGCTGTTCAATTGGTTGTTCATAGTGATTACATTTATATCAGAAAAAATGGGGATGTCAACAGGTGCCTGGACTTTTAATCAAAAAAATAGATGCACTCAAAAAGCGCGAAATGTTTTCTTTTGTCTTGAGATCTTTTTAAATCGCGGCTAATCTATTCAAATCTTTTGTTTTTGTTCTATTAGTAAAAGCAAGTTTTGTTTCGTTGTGTTAGTAAAAACACAAAAAGGATCGTGCGATGACGGTTACCTGGCAAAAGCTAAACTCCTTTATTTGGCTCTGTAGCAGAAATTTTTGGAACTTTTATTTATTTCGTGTAATATTATTTGTAAGTGGAATTTGTATTGTTTTTAAATTGGGCTCGTAAGGGTTAGACAGACCCCCTAAGATAATACAAAAGAAACTTACCGATACAATTAGCTTCTTGGTGATGAAAGGCAGAGCACTGTAATCATCGCTCCTTTGGTAACCCGCTACGTGTGGGCAATGCTGGGGGCCTAGCGGTTCATCATTAAAAAAATAATTCGGTATCCTTAATAAACTAAAAAACTTTAATGTACTTGCTTAAGCCCCACTCCGCCTCTATAACATGAGGCTTTTTGTGTTTCCTTTATTTGGCCATTTAGTAGAAATTTTTTGAACTTTCGTTTTCGCGCCGCCGCGCATAACGAAAAATCGCTTTTATTTGGCGCTCTCCCAAAAATTTTTGCTTTTTTTGCAATATTGTTGGTTAGCGCAGCGCTTTTAGGTGTAAAACTCTTATTAGTAATATGCGTAAAGGTAGTATAAGAAGGGGTTTGAGTGGGAATTTTAATTCAAGCTCTCTT